GTCGTCTTTTTTAATGCCGTAGTCGATTGCCAAAATAGATTCCTCAATTCTTTGCGCCCGTTCCCGTGTCAGGTTAGCAGGATTCTTTAAGATATAAAAATTGTTATCGTTGCGGTCGGTATAACATCGGGTTAACTCGATGCGTTGGGCGGTCGTTTCCGGCACGTAAGTACTGAGCCATTTTGTATAATTGCGCTCGTTTTTATCAGCGCGGGAAGATTTTTTGAAAAATAATTTAAACATTTATTATAAAAAGTTTGGTTATTAAATAAAGTCGCCGTAAATTTGTATCAACAAAGAACGAAGGCGGCCCGCCTGTCAGGGCAAATTCCTACTATTATGCTTCCTGCTTTCATTTGTACACTTTCTAATATTGCTTTAGGTTTGTCTTTCGGCATTTATTTTGATACCGAATTTAACGAGTATCAAGTTAGATCTTCTAACAATACAATTCTTTTTAGAGCTGAATCAGAAGCTTTAGCGAGATATGGAATTAGAACATATCATATAGCTGATTATTGCGGAAGCAAAATCACAGAATAATATCACAGCCTCGCAATTGCGAGGCTTTTTTAATACATTCTACCATTTGCCAAAAATCTATTATCCCACACATTAACCTGCTCCACAAAAAAAGATCCGGAAGAATCCACGTTCACAATCGCGAAACCATTCGCCCACAGCTGACGATTAAAACGATTCATGTAGCTGAAACTTTTACTATTTATATCGAATAAACCGCCGATGTTAAACGCGGCACGGTTCCCAGTGTGGAAACATTGAACGCGGTGAGTGTGTCCGAACATAACAGAGTGTGACGTTCTATCGAGGTGTGTTTTGGCAGCGTGCACGCCGATGTAAATTCCGTGGACAACATCTAAGTGAGTTCCTAACGTGAAAAAATCAGACTGCCAATCAGTTTTAACAATCCATCCGCGTTCGGTTAATCTCAGGGCCTCAATCGGATCTACTAACGCGCCGCCATATTTCGCGTTATCTTTGTCAGCTACGTGCCTGAAATATCTATCCTCATGATTGCCGTATAGGAATAGTTTTTTTACTCCTTTGTTAGCTGCTTGCTCTAAGTCGTCAATTCCTTGTAAACCGTCTAAGTATTCATCCTGTAACGTTAACCCGCTCAGATTTTTAAGACTGTCAGCGTTATAGCTTCCGAGCGTATATAAGTCGAGATAATCGCCAGCTAAACAGATGCCGTGCAGATTGCTGCCTAAATCGTTAATCAGTTTCAGGAGCTTACCCCACAGTACCTGATTATGAAATGGCCGATGCACGTCAGAAACAACTAACCAACGTTCGCCCGATGCAGGCGGCAGCGTTAACGCGTGCGGGGTCATGTCTTTGGCCTGATCGATTAGTGCCTGCCATTCGCGGCGCTGCTCATCGGTTTGATATGTTAGACGTGGTCTTAATTGCTTCATTTAAAAATAATTTAAAAATAATTTGTAAAAAGCTTGGATATGAAAATAACCCGCCTTATATTTACATCAGATTAGAACGAACGACATTTTTTAACTCACAAAAAACTACGATCATGACCGCATCGACAAATTTAGTAACATATGCAAACCTTAGCATGATGAAATTGCATATCTTAGGAATGTGCAAACTTTCAACAAGTTCAGTTAAGAACTTAGAACAGGCTAACCTAATGTCTTCAATGTTTGACTATCAAACTGAGCAGATCGAAACTGAGGTTTTTGCCTACCTTTACGAAAATCTCGAAATAAGAATGCAAATGAGATTAAAGGAATTAGGATTCTAAAATACGCCCCGCACCACGCGGGGTTTTTTTATGCTTATAATGTCCATGTACTTTCGAATGTGTATTACTTCGGTCTGATTATAATTTTGTTTTTGAGGTTCGTTCATAATTTTACAGCTTTATATCCTTACAAAATGTATTCAATAAATACCGCAGGTTATCGAGTAAGTCGGCCTGTTTTTCATCGCCTTTACCCTTGATAATTCCGCGTGAGTTGTTTGATTTTATCCTAAGAACATCCATACGCAACGACGGGCATTTGTCCTCATAAATCTGAAAGTCGGGGCAAGTGCTGATAATCGTGTTTACCTGTACATAGCTCTCAGCGTGTAACGGGTTCGCTTTGGGTACTATTATTCGATCTGTGCTAACTTGCAATTCATCCTGAATAATCTGATAGTATGTTTTCGGTACTTTCTGCCGTCCGTCGCTGCGATCCCCTGATGCGTCACCCGTTATTAAAATCGGCACGGCGCACGGAAAACGGTTTTTTATTTCGCCGCCTTCGTACCATGCTCCAATCTTTTTACCTGTTTCCTGAAATATCCACTCTCGTATAGCTTGGCAAGTGTCATAAATTGAAGCCTCACCGCGTTCAATGCTGCCGATTTTAAACTCCTTAACGATATGGACGCCGTACCGGTATCGGGTTGACTGCTGATCAGCTACAGATAAAACGGTTTTCTTACCAACCGCGGCCGTCATGGGTATTTTATTAAAGTCAAAACTTAAAAACAGCTGTTCAGTCTGCCAATTTATTTTTTTAGACGGTTGAAATACTTTCTGCTGTAATGTTTTTTCTTTCAGGACATATACCCACGCCTCACCCGAATAGTCAACGAATATCGATTTGTATTCCTGCTCAAATGTTAGCCTATCCAAATCGCGGGATGCGTCTTCGACTTCGGCGGGGTCTATCATCGGGTTGTCGGTCGTTTCCATGCGGAACGTTATCCAGTTCGATGATCCTGTGTCCGATTGTGGCAAATCAGCATCGCCGTAACAGTTAATCTCACAACCACCCGCACGACTGCCATTTTGACATAACCGATACCAATAATTATCCTTTCCTGATGCCGTTCCAATAAAAAACGCCTCGCCTTTGTAGTCGGTTAGCGTCGGGCGTGCAACAGTTTTCCAATGATATTCGAGTATATGTGATGGTATTTTCTGAGTTTCCTCATAAATTACGCGGTGATATTTTCGCCCGCGTCCTTTGTCTTTTCGGCCTTCGTCGCCAATACTCCAAACCTCCAACAAACCGCCGCCGATAAACGTCATAATTTTTTCTGAATCATTTTTCTGAGTTATTATTCCGCCTTCGTTTTGCATCTTGAAAACTTCGACAATTTTATTCCAACTTTGCGCGAAGTCTTTAAAGTCATCTAAAAATATACCTACTTTTTTACCCTCAAATACTGCCGGTGCTATCAGCGGCAATGCAACAGACGTTATTAACTCAGTCTTACCAAAACGACGCGCGCAAACGATACAATTAAACCTCCTATGAGTTTTTTGTATTCGCTGCTGACCTGCGTGCGGTTTGTATAGTTCTATGTTAATATTTCGGGCCAATTGGTTAGGTCGTTGGTGGATTGGTTAGGTCGTTGGTGGGTAAATAATGTTAATGTTTACGTCCTTGTTTTCCGCTGCGTTCTCGGACTTAGGTTCAATTAGTCCGTAATTTACGCCCAATAATAATTTGGTCATTTGCGGGTTAGACTTACCATCAAGTCCGCGTTGAACCTTATTAGTCAGAATTTTATGCTTCGCGCGGGAGATTAAAACCGAAAAACCATCACGGAGCTGATAGTTCAAAAGCGTATCAGCATCGACGTCTAAATAGTCAGCTAATCCGTAAACCGTGTAAGGAATCGGATCAGGCATATCGATAATTTCAAAATAATCTTTAGTTTTTACTATTTCTTTTTTTGTGCGGGCGTCGCAATATTCGAAGTAATCTTCTATTTTCTGTTTGAGTTCTGCTTCTGTTTGAAAAACGAGCGGGCGACCTCCTAACTCTTTGGCTTTATCTTTCATTCTTTGACTGTTTTAAACGATTTTAAATAAGTTTTGGTATGTATATATCACTTTTAAAAAATAATGCCTTAAAACGAATATTTTTGGCGGTGTGTTTCGTGGTTCGGAGTAACGATGCACAAATATAGCAATTTTATTTGAATAAACAGACTGACTGATAAAATAATTCAGTAAACTATAAACTTTGTAATAGTTCAAAAACTAAACAAACTAAACACCAACTAAACACGAAACTAAACACGGAAACACCCATCTATACTATATTATATACTATCTATATAAATATATATATATATATAAGGGGTACATGATGTATGAGATTTTTGTTTGTGAGGTTTTTCCCTAAAATATATTTTTTAATATTCTCCTACACCCCCTGTTTCGGAAAAAATCACTATACACGTAAAGCGTTGACGCTCATCGGCTATGGTGTTTATTTTAAAAACTAAACATTTCTAAATCGGGCGTATTTTTATTAAAATGGTGTTTTTTAGGTCGGATCGAAAAATCGAAATCGGTGTTTATTTTTTCAGTCCTGGATCTCTCACAGGTCAAAAAAAATATCCGTTCGGTATCAAAAAAAATTATTATATTTGTGCTTTACTAAACATAAAACTATCTAACATGAAAATTTCGGGAAAAGTCATCCATGTCGGCGAAATTGAAACAATCGGCGCGAAAGGATTCCAAAAACGTATTTTTGTCATAAAGACCGATGAAAAATTCCCTCAGGAGCTGCCGTTCGAGCTGTCAGGCGAAAAACTTACATTGATTAACGATTATGACCCAGCGAACGAGGATTTAATCGAAGTCGAATATAATCTAAAGGGGCGCCCGTGGAACGGTAAATGGTTTATAAGTGCTGAGGCTTGGCGGATAACCGGCACGCCATCTGTAAAGAAAAGTAACGGCGGCGGCGGATATGTAAAACCCGAAGAGATTGAAGGCGACCTCCCGTTTTAGTAACATATTTAGGATATATTTGTTACAGAAAAACCCGCACGGATTATGTGCGGGTTTTTTGTTTGGTTGGTTATAGTTAATGTTTTGTTAATGTAAGATAATTATGATAAAAAGTTAGTATCTTTGTGTAAATCAAAATATATAAAGATATGAAAATTATTAAAAGAGAAAATCAAAACTTAATTTCTGCAAAGGAATTGTATTCAGAACTTGGAATCAAAAGAGCTTATTCCTATTGGATAAAAGAAAGCATTCAACGTGCTGAGTTGGAAGAGGATAAAGACTTTATATCAATTATGTTAGAAAGCACAGGAGGACGTCCATCAATTGATTATCTATTAGTTAAAGATGCTGCATTATCAGTAGTAATGATGTCAGGCGGTCAATTTGCAAGCAAGCTAAGAAAAAAAGTAATTGAACTTTACAACCAACATGATGCGGGTCTTGCTTTTACTGCTCAACAGATTGAATCGTTAATGGATTTAAGTAGAGCTATGACTTTGGTATCAATTCAAAAGGAGGTCGAAAGTAAACATTTTGATATTTATAATAACAAATTTACTTGGTATCAATATAGGGCAGCATTGTTAGGTTATAGCACAAATGATGTTATTGAGGCAATGAAAAATGTAAATAAAAAACACCGCACAATGCGAACGTCATTAGTTCGATTAGATGCAAATGAATTGATCCGTACTGGTGTGATTGACTTTATGGTTGCTATGGGTAAATCACCTGAATACGCCGCAAATGTAGGAAACCTATGCAAATCAATGGCCGCAAAAATGGAGCTTGGAAATATTATTTGGGATGACACAAAAGAAAATCCATTACAAATAAATCAACCGGATGTTTTATTAAGGCATGATTGTTACAATAACGCAAAAGCAATGATTGACTAAATTATAAAGGCAGCTCATAATCGGGCTGCCTTTATTTATAAAAGCGGATAATTCCGCTTTTATAAAACATTCAAAACAATTGTTTACAAATACCGTTTTAACCTATCCTGAATTAACTGCCAAAACTCAATCGCTCGCGTTTCAATCAATTGTATCAGTTCGTCGTCGCGTTTAATATTATGTATCGCGATTTGTAAACGTTCGGGAAATCGCGGATCGTAACTAACGAAATCGCACCATTTACGGCCCGTAATCCATAGATAACCCTGAATCTGATATTTATAGTCTTCGTACTGCGCAGGCTGCAAAATATTACTAAGGTGATTTGCAGAGTTTGACGGGCATTTAATTTCGATTATTCCATCGCCATCAACTAAGCCGTCAGGAATACCCGCGACAAAATCATAAATCGGGTGCGGTATTGATTCGTTAATCGTTGGAACTGTGCAGAATCTTTCAAGCTCATAGCGGGCGCGTGCTACGGGTTCGTAAGTATTGCCGTGTTCGAGTGCTTTGGCGCTGATTTGTTCGCGTTCAACTCCGAGAATATCCATAATTACCTCATCAGCGTAACTAATCGCTGTCTGAGTGAACTCAGATATTACCTGTGACGGCGGCATAGCGTTCATAATCGCGGTGAGTTCAGGTACTGTTGATTTTTCGGGAACTGTTCCACCGTTGACAGTAATCCAGTCTATAATATCCTGTTTTTTAGTTCCCGTTGCGCGTATTTCCTTAGTTCGGTAGTTCATCATTTTTGCGAACTGTGACGGCGTTATTTTACCTTTGGATGGCATATTATATAGAGTTTTTAAATGTGATTAAATTATCTGCTGAAATATCGTATTTTTCGATAACTACATCGATTGTAATTTTCCCCGCGCGCACTGCCTCGACTCCTGCATTCCATCGGTCGGTATCGGGTAATAGTTCGGGTTTACGTTTTACCTGTGGCACTTCGATTGTGTCGGAATGTATTTGGTCGGAATCTTCGCCCGTTGGAATTAGGAATAAATTTAATAGCGCGTATTTTAGCGCGTAGGTCATCGCCTTGCCTGCTGATTTGTCCTGAGGATCAACACCGATGCCGATTGATTGAAGATATTCAGACTCGCCCGTTTCAGCGTGCGTTAGTTTGTAAGTCACGATAACGGTTAGTGTTATTTGTTGTTTTGTTTTGCCCTGATCTTCCCAGCGTTCGATTTGTAGGTCTTTTTCGATGCCCGTTTGCATAATCGTGAGCTGATTTTTAGTGAGTGCCTGTTGAAGTAGCTCCCTAACGCGTTCATCTGAAATTGATTTGTAAGAAGATCCGCCGAATCCTACTGTTTTGTCGTTTTTAATGTAACGTACTTCGTTCATAACCGCGTTAATTGCCGCGTGTAGTTTTTTGTTTTCCATTTTAATGGTGGTTTTAATAAAGTTTTGAAAATGTTTTTGATTAAATAATACACAAATATATTTAGAAGTTTTATCTTTACCAAATATCTGAGTAAATAAATTATAAAATAAAATGATAGAATTACGAAATTATCAAAACGAATCAATAAACAGAATCAGAAAATCGTATCAAAACGGATATAAACGTCCGTTGTTGGTTTTGCCGACAGGTGCTGGAAAAACTGTTGTATTTTCGTTTGTCACTATGTCGGCCGTTGCCAAAAATAATAAGGTGCTGATATTGGTACACCGTGACTCGTTATTTAAACAAACGAGTAAAACGCTGAGTAGTTTTCAGGTTCGGCATGGTCTGATAGGTTCGGGTTATAGTATGAATTACGGTAACGGCGTGCAGGTGGCCAAGGTTGGCACGATGGTAAACCGATTGAATAAATACACACCTGACCTGATAATAGTCGACGAGGCGCACCATTGCACGGCGTCGCAGTATCGAAAAATAATTGAATACTACCCTGCCGCGAAAGTTTTAGGCGTAACGGCCACGCCGATACGGACGGACGGCGTCGGATTGATTGAGATGTTTGACGATTTAATAGTAGGCTGCACGATTAACGAACTAATCGAATTAGAGTATTTAGTTAGTCCGCGAATTTTTGAACCTCCGATAGGCGTAGATTTGTCGGGCGTTCATTCGGTCGGCGGTGATTATAATAAATCAGAATTGGAGCAGGTAATGAATAAACCGACGATAACGGGCGACGCGGTAAGTCATTATAAAAAATTATGTGGCGGTGTTCCTGCGGTTGTGTTTTGTGTATCTGTTAAACATAGCGAGGATACTGCCGAAATGTTTAGGGCGGCGGGTTACCGTGCTGAATCTGTGAGCGGTAAAATGCCACAGGCCGACATAGACCGTATATTAAACGGATTAGGCTCAGGATTGATTGACGTAGTGACGAGCTGCGATATTATCAGCGAGGGAACTGATATACCGCGTATCGGTGCGATTATTATGCTGAGGCCGACGCAAAGCGAAGCGTTATATTTGCAGCAGGCGGGCCGCGGATTACGTCCGTGTGAAGGTAAATCAGAATGTATAATATTAGATCACGTCGGAAATACGCGCAGGCATGGCCACCCGTGCGAGGATCGCCCGTGGACGTTAGAGGGTAAAAAGAAAAAACGAAAAGGACAAAACGAACAGGAAAACGATATAAATATTAAGGTGTGCGAATCGTGTTTTTATGTGTTTAAGCCTGCGCCCGTATGTCCGTGCTGCGGTTGGGTAGTTCCTGCGAAAGAGCGAACGATTGAGGCGGTTGATGGTGAATTGGTCGAGGTCGAATATCGAAAACGCGAAAAGAAAAAAGAAACGGGACGCGCTCGCACGTTGGCTGAGTTGCAGAAAATTGAAGCGGAACGCGGATACAAAAAAGGCTGGGCATGGAATATGTTTAACGCGCGCTCAAAAAAATAGGGTAAAAAATATACACCGTATTAAATAAGTATGTATGTTTGTGATGCGGTGATATTATCGCGTAAATAAAAAAGCTATGAAAAAAATAATTAAGTATTTAGAATCAGTCGAAATGTGGCGGGTTAATATTTTGGTCGATGGTGAATATAAAAAGCTCGGTTATTTTGAATCTTACGATGAGTGTAATTATGTCGCTGATAAATATTTGGAAAGTGATAATGATTACGACAGCGAATTATTATTCGTTCACGATGTGCCGTATCAATTAAATCACATCGGCACAGAGAATCAGCGGGCGTATTCGTATAAAAATATGAGAGGTTATTATTTTGAGCTGATACGATACACGGACGGCACATGGGCGTGGCACTTGGAACGCCATTGGCATCTTAGGGAAAAGTTTTTAGCTGATAGCCGACCCGATTTGAAATATGATAGCGCGTTAAAGGCTCACGATGCGATGGTATTAGTTTTTAATGAAAAAAAAATATAGTAATGAATAAGGAAAAAAACATACAGAACGACATTCGTTTAAACGTCACCGACAACGTCCGCACGTTCAGAAACAACGTCGGCATAGGTTGGACGGGTGACGCACAGCGCACTAAGGGAGGCGATACGATTATTAAGGACGCGCGACCGCTGCACGCGGGATTGTGCAAAGGTAGCTCCGACTTAATCGGATGGGTTACAGTTGAAATCACGCCTGAAATGGTCGGTAAAAAAATAGCTGTATTTTTGGCATTGGAGGTAAAAACTACCAAAGGCCGACCGACGAAAGAACAACGAAATTTCATTCATACGGTTGTAAATTCAGGCGGCATCGGTGGAATTGTCCGAAGCTCCGAAGATACTAACAGGTTAATTAAAGATTGGAATTATGGAGTTTAGAGAAACGTTAGGACGCTGCGGATTGTGCGGTACTTCGTTAAATCCGATAGATTATGATTTAGATTTTAACCGTTGTATTCCGTGTAAAATGGATATTGGAACAATGGAAATATCTGAGTATAGAAACTACCTAAAGAAATCGAGAAAAAAACCTACCTTTGTATTTTTCTTTGAAATTTTACAGTTCAGTGATTTTGGCGAACGGTTAAAATTATTTTACGCGTTGGAAACAAAAACCCACATTACCACTCATGAAAATAAACTACCATAAACGTATATTTGAACCTGCTGAGCCTGTTGATATATTCGATATTTACACGAAGATTGCCGACGGTCATTATTTAGCAGAAACCGAGCATATACATACTAATTTTGAGAGCTACGAAAACAAAGACGCCTACCAGGCGGACAAACGTCGATTGTTGCCTGCGGTTGTGTTTTCTGGATGTTACGATAGACATGAAACGGTAGAAAATCAAATCAGTATTCAGCACTCAGGTGTTATGAATATGGATATTGATATGAATAATAAAGCCGATTTAGAGAAGTTTAATAAATTGGTTCATACAGGTAAGCTGATTTATATCGAGGCGGCGGCGCTGTCTGTGTCGGGTAAGTTCAACGGTTCGATGTGGATAAATGTAAGAATCGAAATACCTGCCGATTTCGCAGAGGTAACAGATTATATTAAGAAAAAACTAAAACTAACAGATATAAATTTTGTCAGTCGGTTACATTCGACGTTTTATGATTGGTTTTCTGCAATGTTATTGAATGAATTAAATATAGTTACGGGTAAAACTAAGGATTTAAAACGTCTGAGATATTTAAACCACGACGATAATATTTATGTGAATTACGATGCCGCCGTATTGCCGCTGAAAGGTTTAGAAATTTGGTTACAGATTCAGGATAAAGAGCAGGCAAAGCGAGATTTTAAAAATATTCAGGCGTCAGAATTAACTGATCCGTTTAAAATTGCGATGAGTTTTGCGGAGCGTAAAACGGGCAGCTGTGCGCCTGGCAATTATCATAATTTCATAACGATGTTATGTTCCTGCCTCAATCGGATGGGAATTTTAGAGGCCGACGCTGAGGATTTTGTACAGAACGTTTTAAAAGTCGATATAAAAACTAACTGTGTAAGTTATCCGTATAAGGCGTATTCGGGTGATTTTGGAACGTGGCAGGAATGGAAAGTAAAAAAATCAGTAGCCACCGAAGCGCCATCGGGAACAGATAAAACGCCACAGGTTAGGCCTGAAAATTCGCCGTATTTTATGCCGTTTGGATTTAATAAAAACGATGAAGGGGTTCAGATGTTTTGGTTTTACTGTAATATGTCGAAGTCGTTAATCAGGTTATCCGCTGCGAAAATGAGCACTCCGAATCTGTTGCAGTTAGCTCCGTTAGAGTGGTGGGAAACGGCATATCCGAAGCCGAAAGGATCAGGAGTTGATTTAAATTCAGCGATTGATTTTCTGATTCGGATTAGTAACGATAAAGGATTTTATAGTAATAATAAAGTCAGGGGTCGCGGCGCGTGGATTGATAATAATCGAATTGTTATTCATGCCGGCACTCACTTAATTGTCGACGGTCAGCGGTACGAATTAGGCAGTATTAAAACTGAGTTTTTGTATGAGTTAGGCAGCGCGTTGGAACTCGGCAGCGCGAAACCGATAACCTGTGACGATTCGGGACGGTTAGCCGAAACGTTGAGCAAATTATCATGGGAACGCGAAATCGACGGAATATTATTATCGGGTTGGTTAGCGATTGCGCCCGTCTGCGGTGTGTTATCTTGGCGCCCTCACATATGGATAACGGGCGGCGCGGGGTCGGGTAAATCGTGGGTTAATGCTGCGATGAAAAAATTTATAGGTAATATTTCAGTGAGCGTTCAGGGTAATACGTCTGAGGCGGGACTGAGAGAATTATTATTTAGCGACGCAATAAATGTATTATTCGATGAAGCTGAGGGCGAAAACGAACACGCACAGCAGCGAATTGAATCGGTTTTGCAGCTGATGAGATCCGCGTCGAGTAGTGACGGCGGTATGATTGTTAAGGGCAGCGGCAGCGGTGCGAAAACTTACAATATCCGTAGTTGTTTTGCGTTCTGTTCGATTGTACCTCAGGCGGTTCACGGGTCAGATTTGCGACGTGTGACGAATTTAGAATTAAAACGCGGCGTATTATCGGATTCTGATTTTGAGGCACTGAATAGTGATTTTCACGATTTTGCGACCGATGAATACGTGTTAGGTTTTCAGACTCGAATAATAAATATGATACCGTCGTTATTAAAAACGATTTCGATTTTCACCCGTGCGATTACTGAGAAATTAAAATCAAGGGCGATGGGTGACCAATTAGGTGCGATGTTGGGCGGCGCGTGGCACGTTGTTAATGACGAATGTCCGACTGCAGATGAAGCGTTTAATTTTCTCGCTGAGATTGATTTTAGCGGTGAACAGGGGTTATCGAATCAAACTGACGAATCGAAATGTTTGCAGCACATTTTAGGAATACAGATTCGCGTTGAAACTGAAATCGGAATACATACGCGGACGTTAGGCGAATTAGTCGAAGCTTCGTTAAACGGTAGCGAAATGGTAAGTATGACGAAGGCCGACGACCACATGAAACGTATTGGTATTAAGGTTGAAAATAATATGGTTTGTATTTCGACGACGTCAGCATGGGTTAAGAATAATTTAAAGGGCACGAATTGGGTTAAAAATTACGCTCAGGTATTGAGCAGGATATCAGGAACTGTACGTAAAAATATGACGTATTTCACCACTACGATGAAAGGGCCCGCGATTTGTATTCCGATAAAAGAAATATTTGAAAAATAAATATCAAAAAGTTTGGAATTGATAAAATAGGTTGTAATTTTGAGTATTATTTAATTAAAACTATAAAAAATGAACGAATACGAAAAGTTTTTAGAGAATAAAATTATCGTTGCAGAAGAATTTGGAACTGATGATTTAAAAAGTGAAATTGATCCTAAGTTAATGCCACATCAATATGATATTGTAAAATGGTGTATTATGGGTGGAAGACGTGCTATTTTTGCGAGTTTTGGACTTGGGAAAACAATGATGCAATTAGAATTAGCTCGTAAGATTATGGAAATTACAAATAAGCCTTTTTTGATTTGTATGCCCTTGGGCGTTGTTGGTGAGTTTAAGGATGATCTTGATTTTTTAGATTCTGAAATGAAGTTAAAATATATTACAAACTCCGATACTATTGAAACTGTATCTAATGATACTATCTATGTTACAAATTACGAAAGAATTAGAAAAGGCGATGTTTCTGCTGAATTTTTTGGCGGTGTATCATTTGATGAGGCTTCAATATTACGTAATTTAAAAACTGAAACTACTAATTATGTACTTAAACATTTTAGTACTATCAATTATAGATTTGTTGCAACTGCCACACCTACTCCTAATGATTTTATTGAGATTTTAAATTATGCTGATTATTTAGGCGTAATTGATAGAGGTCACGCACTTACAAGATTTTTTCAAAGAGATTCTACAAAAGCTGGACATCTTACACTTTATCCAAATAAAAAAGAAGAGTTTTGGAAATGGGTATCTACTTGGGCGGTATTTATAAATAAGCCTTCCGATCTTGGGTATGATGATACTGGTTATTTATTACCTAAATTAAACTTTATTGAGAT